CAGAATGAGAGCGTTTGCTGGTTCAAAAGCAGGCGGTGGTTTAATTGGTGCTAACCAATATGGAATCGCGGGCGAAGCAGGACCGGAGTTAGTAATGGGTCCAGCCAGTGTGACACCTTTAAGAGGCGGCAATGTCACTTATAATATAAATGCGGTGGATGCTAGATCGTTTCAAGAATTAGTAGCAAGTGATCCAGAATTTATGTTTGCGGTCACAGAACAAGGCAGAAAAACAGTGCCAGAATTTAGGAGATAAAAATGTCATTTCAAACTGTATTTGATAACGCAACGTCAATAAGAATAAACAAAAAGAAAAAAGTTAGTGTGACCACATCAAGATCCGGTGTGGTTCGATCAACCAGTCTCGGCGGTCAAATTTGGGAGTTCGAAGTTCGATTACCAGATGGTCCTCGTTATAGTGAATACAGACCTTTAATCGAAGCAATGGAAAGATTTGATAGAGTAACAACAGAATCAATTAATATAACACAAAATTATATTACAGGATATCAAGGTGACATATCGAATTTGTCTGGAGCCACAGCCACATTTACATCAGGTAACACAATCACAATCACCAGCGGTTTAACTGGTGTGTCGGGTTATAGATTTAAAGCAGGCGATTTGATTCAGTTGGGTTCCGGTGGCAGTGTGTATAGTGTTGCGCAAGATGTTGGATATAATGCTAATACAGTAGTTTTAAATAGACCGGTAAGAGAATCGGCAGGCAGTTATAGTTTAATAGTTGGCCCATCAGTCAGTTGGGAAGTGCTTTGTGTATCGTTTCCCGAATATACAGTGTTCGGATATGATCAAGTCAGTTGGAGTGGGCCATTTGTATTCGTTGAGGCGATATAATGGTTCAAGATTTAAGTTCTTATAGATCGATACAGACAAATTACTTTGTCAGAATAGATGTGCCGGGCGCAGGCAATAGAATATTGGTCAGCGATTATCATACGGATTACACAATAGGCAGTTATACATATACCGCTGTGGGCGATTTGCTTAATTTGTCTAAGACAACCAGCAATATAAGAGCAACGTCAGAAGAATTTTCAATTGGTTTGAGTGGTATCCCATCAGGTAATATTTCTAAATTTATTAATCAGAAAGTTAAAGGTTCCGAAGTATATGTCACAAGAGGTATTTTTAATCCAAGCAATGGCACATTGTTAAGCATTGCTAATAATCCTAACACAAAATTTGCTGGAGTAATTAACAATTATTCTATAAAAGATGATTTAAATGGTAGTGATGGTGAATTGATTATAGCATTAACCGTAACCAGTGTTGTAGATCAATTAACAAATAAGGTTTCGGGTCGTAGAACTAACCCTATAGATCAACAAGAATTTTATCCTAATGATGAAAGTTTTGATAGAGTTCCTCAATTGTCTAAATCCAATTTTAATTTCGGAGCACCTAGTTAATGAGTTTGTTTGACGGTATAAAAAAGATTGCTAAATCAGGATTAAGTTTCTATAGAAACAATAAATTAGCCAGCACGTTGGTTTCGACAGCGGCATTGGCTTATCTTGTTTATAGAATGAATAGAAACAATAATCGAGATAACCTTTCAGATTTAGAACCGTTAAATGATGCTGGAGCAAGAATACAATTACCTCCTGCGGCAGATCATAAAATTCCTGTGTTATATGGAACAGCATATTTTGGTGGAGCCATAACTGATGCTGTGATGACAAATAACAACAAGACAATGACATTTGCTATAACTTTGTCAGAAAAAACAGGCACAAAGTTAAGTGATAGTTTGGACAGCAATTACACATTTAAGGATGTGTATTATAACGATCAACGTGTTGTGTTTAAAACTGACGGTTATACGTTGGATTACACGGTGGATAGAAACGGTCAATTTGATCGATCAGCAAGCGGTTTAATTAAAATTTATTGTTACGCTGGTGGTTCGGATCAACCATCTATACCGGAAGGATACACCAACGCAAGTTATCCAACAGCAGATCAGATTATGCCGAATTGGCAAGCCAGCACTCACACAATGGCTGATACCATATTTGCTATTGTAGAAGTGAATTATAATAGAGAAAAAAATGTAACCAGTTTAGGTAATTTACAATTTGAAATAGAGAACGATATGCGATTACCTGGTGATGTGATTTACGATTATATGTCATCGGCTCGTTATGGTGCTGGATTAAATGTAGCAACTCTTGATAGTAATAGTTTTGATGATTTAAACACTTTTAGTGCGTCATCTGTAAATTATAATGATGCTGGAACAGGCACACAGACATTGACTAACCGTTATCAGATTAATGGTTTGATTTCAACCGAAAAAAATGTGATGGAAAATATTGAATTGATTGCTAGTTCGGCTGGCAGTTGGTTGAGATATGATCCGGGTAATGAAAATTCCAATTGGGGAGTGGTTATTAATAAATCAGATTCGTCTGTTGCTAATTTTGATGATTCTAATATAATAGGAACACTCAACGTAAGCGGAACTGGTTTAAAAGAATTATACAATAAAGTTAAAGTTGAATTCCCTAATAGAGACATAAGAGATGTGGCTGATTATGTGAATATTGAAATAAATTCAGCAGATAGAAATGTCAATGAAGAGGATAATACATTTAATTTAAGATATGATATTGTTAATGAACCTGTCCAAGCACAATTGTTAGGTTTAATCGAATTAAAACAATCAAGATTAAATTTAGTTGTAGAATTTGCGGCTGATTATAGTTATATCAATTTAAAAGCGGGCGAATTAATCACATTAACCAATTCAAGATTTGGTTTTACTAATAAAATTTTTAGAATAATAACAGTAAGCGAACAAGACACCGACGGATTAACGGTCAAAATTACTGCTTTAGAATATGATGCGAATGTTTATTCAATTGCGGATTTAAGTCGTTATGTGAGAACAGATGAGAACGGTATAATTTCGATTGGTTCAATTGGTCAGCCAGGAACACCTCAGGTTACGAAAATAGAAAGAGATAGTCGCCCAAGAATAGAAGTTGATTCCACAGCGCCGACCGGACTGGTTGAGGGTATGGAATTTTGGCGTTCAACGGATGTAAATTTAGCAGATGAAAATAGATCTTATCAATTGATTGCTACGGTCAATCCTGCGAATGGGGGAGTTTTTACTTCAGGCACTACCGTAGAGTTGGATTATGATGCGCTGACACAATCAGACTTTGTAATCAAGACGAGAGGTATAAACAGCACAACTGTAGGACCTTTTTCAGCAGTAAGTGGATTGATTGATTTTACTCCTAAACAGGAAACAGATTCAATTGGTCCGGACACTGATTTAACAGACAGCACAGGAAATTTATTGGGTGCGCTGACATTGATAGAAGTGTTGTTAAAATTACACGAATTATTTGGTTCAGGTGATGGTCAGAAAAGTATATTCGAAAGAATATTCGAAATATTTAGAGGTGAAACCGGAAGGGACATTGTTGAGGAAACTAAAGCAGGCACGTTTGGTGGCGGCGGTATCACTGTTCAAGATGAGGGAACAGAAATAGTTGCTGGTGCTAGTATTTTAAATTTTGTTGGAGATAATGTTAGTGCCTCTGTGGATGGCGGCACAGCCACAATAACAGTTACAGGTGGATCATCGTCATCAGGATCAGGCGGATCAGGAGCGCAAGTTATTAATAATCCACAATTGAATGACACCATAGTTTATAACGGTAGCGATTGGGTGGCAGTGCCTAGTTGTTGTGATCCGATAAACTGGCCTTCAGGATATGCGCCACCACCACCAACCAGTTATGCTGAAGAGTGTAAATTGGATATTGGTCAAAGATTTCCACCAGATAGAAATGATGAGCAAGATCCTAACACAGAACCACAAGCATCAAGTGATTTAGCACCGGTCACAGGCAGTTATTTTGTTAGGATGATTGGTAAATCGATCAAAGGCAATTTGTCCGCAGGAAGTGGTAATTGTAAATTGTATAAGAGTGACGGAACATTGGTTCAGACATTGACAGCGGCACAAGTCACAATTGACAAAAACACAATTGAGTTACCTTTTAGCACAAGAGATTACAAAACAGATTATTATATCACAATGGATGCTGGATTTGTCACTTATTGCGGATGTCCAAGCAAAGCCATTACAGCAGGCACAAGAACAGGTAGTTG